CCTCCTCTAAACCAGCACGCTTGACAGCGTGAACCTTCACTAGGGTGTTACATGTTCCCTTGTGATGGGGCTTAAAATACATTCTCTCCTCATTAGCCTAGTCAGCTAGTTAGGATACAGAGATTGTATGATTAGCTCTGGTTTAGATTTTTGTGTGAATTACACTCTTGTTGTTGCACGTACACGTGCAGCCGCGTACTGAAACGTACGCCGTGGAGTGCTTCATCAGGTAACTAGACCACCGAGGGCAAGTGCGGCGGAAGCCGCACCCTAACTCTTAAAGTCGGGTTACCTGTCACACAAAATTAAAGGGTCCCTTTTAGGTACGGATTCCTCCGTGCCTTAACTCAACAGCCTATCTTAGGAGACCAGGACATGGCTAAACAGCCAAGATTTTATCCGAATCTCCCGCGCGATAAACGAAACCCGAAAGGGCCTCGCGTAGGCGCCATTCTAGTGTCTCAAAACTTCACCATGCCACGTATTATTAGGGCGGATCGTACTTATAAACCCTCTGGGTCTTATAACCCTACGTATTTGTCTGAAAATTCGACGGCTGGTGCAGGCTACAGCATAAAGAGTGGTACTAAGAACAACGGCTGGAAAGTTACAATTACCAAGGGGGGTGACGCAACCTCAAACTACTCGAGGGAGCTTTACACCATTAAGCCATGCCAGTATAGTGTACGTGCCGAGAGTCTTAATTGGCTCAGCAACGGTTACGGCACACTGGGTCAGGGCATACTTAGATTGGAGAATAGCACCACGGCGATTGATGCTCGCGCCGTAGCTAGCCTCCGAAATAAGCTCCAAGGTAAAGTCGGTAACGCACAGCTTGCGGCGCCCGTTGCCGAGAGTCGTGAAATCCACCGCCTTGTGCGGCAGATTAACGATCTCGGTATGGATACGCTTAAAGCTATGTTAGCCGCCAAGCAGTCAAAGGGCAAGAGTGTCTCGAAACTAGCCGGCAACATCTGGCTGGGCTTTGGGTTCGGAGTTAATCCCTTACTCAAAGATATCCAGTCAGCTGCTGACTCCATCCTGCACTACGTCACAAGGAGGGACAGCCGGATTAGAATCTCAGGCACTGCAAACCAGGAATACGTCTCTGGTCAGGCTCCAATAGCTTCATCAGAGTTTGTTGCTCAAGACTGCGCGATTACGTGGCATAAGATCGCAAAGCACGAGCAAGGTATTCGGTATGTCGCTGGAATAGACTTGCAAGTCCGTTCTAGTGCCAACTACGGCGTGACTGATCATCTCGGGTTAGAACTTGGTGCGCTTCCTAGTACTTTATGGGAGCTTACCCCTTTCTCCTGGGTGGTTGATTATGGATCTACCGTAGGCGAGTGGCTCGAAGACATGTTCTATACCGTACCTGGTACGGTTAAGTATGTGTCCAAGAACTACAAGTACCAATGTGTTACAACGTCAATACCTCAACCCATCTTCACTCTCGGTACCACTGGGAGCTTAGCTGGGTCTAATTCCGAGGCTAAATATACGTTGTTCACACGCACTCAACTTGCCCCTACGCTACCTGTGCGACCACTCCGCATTAGAACCGCGGATGAAGTCGCGAAACACGGCCTAAACAAGATGTTGAATCTTGCTGGCGTGTTAGCCGGACGACGTGGACCGAACTTGAAGTGACTCTCAAGCTAGGTTTTCGAAGTCTGTCACGACCCCCTCCAGACCCTTCGGTCTGGTACAAACTAGGAGCCATACATGGCTTTTGCACCTGCTTCACCTGCTACTGGCGCAGTGGTCTCCGGCCTAACAAGCCCGACCTACACGCTCTTGTCGGATACCGCACCGAACATTAACGGTAAACAATATGCCGTTAGTGCACTTGGTGGTACTCAGACGGGTGTCGATGTGAATAGCGTTTCTAAGCCGTTCACAACGTCATTCTTCCGGCCTCCGATCCTCAGAACGTTACCGCAGGCAAACCCAGTAACGGGTATTATCAAGAACGTCCCTCTCAACGTGTATAAATTCATCACGCGCAAGGGGGCCGCTCCTGCTGCCAACCAAAGTATCATGGTGCCCAAAATCACCACGGTCATCGAGGTTCCAGCAGGCGTCGATACTTACGAGCCGGAAGAAATTCGCGCCATGATCAGTTGCCATTTTGGGATTGGTTGGGAACAAGCGAGTGGTATTTCGGTCACCGTATTGACGGGTGTTCTTTGAGATGTCTTCAAGTGCTCGTTGTAATCTACATAACGCTCTCGCTTGTTTTACTTGCGAGTGCGCCAGTGGAGTTTCAGAGCGCTATGATGACAGCTGCATCTCGCCTGAAGAACGCCTTCGGGATACGTCCATCCTATCTACATTTCGGGCTAGAAACATCTCACCCGAAGGTAACGTGGGAACAGAGGAATCCGTAAGGAAGTCCCTTCGTGGAAACAGCTGGTCGCGTGCGTTCAAATTCACGCGGCCCTCGTCCTTATTTTCTAAGGAAGCTGACCCACCTGAGGACCTAAGCGGTGACCTTTAGTATTCTTCTTGGTTAAACCGTTATAATCATCGGGAGTTATCCTGTGAGTAAAAGTAACGTTCAAGGTCGTAACGAAGAGCGCTTGACTGCGTTCTTCGACACGATGTTAGAAGAGCTTCTTGACAATGGGCCGCAGACTTTCGCGGTTCAGCGTCAGGTGCAACGTGCACGTAAAAGGGCACGCTTCCTTAGAGAAGATCTCAAGGGTAAAGCTATCGACGACTTTCTGTCGGTAAACGAAAGGGTGGAAGAGCTCCAAAAGAGCTCCCCTCCGTCCGTTACTCTTGATCCTCGGATTATCGCAAACGCTCGTTATTTCATTACTACTGTTTTAGAGCGTTACACGAGTTCCTGGGACGAGACGGCTGTGCAGACACCGCTCGAGATGTCGTTCTTGTGGTCTAATTGGCGGTTTGGCCCTGGCGCTAGTAATGGCGTCAAGGGCACTCATGCAGCCGAAAAGATCTGGCAAGACATGACTTGCACCGCTCTGTGTGAGCCTTTGGTACGTAAACTGCGTAGTACGAACCCGTACTTCATGGCTAGAGATAGCCGTCTAGGGGTTACGGGCACTAAGCAGGTTGAAGGCTCGCGACTAACAACAGTACCAAAAAACGAGGACACTGAACGTACAATCGCCATTGAGCCCTCTGGGAACATGTGTCTGCAGCTCGCTGCAGGCATGTATCTCGAAGGTGCCTTACGGCGTATCGGGCTTAACATTCGCGATCAATCTCCAAAGAACATGGAGATGGCCAAACGTGGATCAAAGGATGGGAGTGTTGCTACCCTTGACTTGAAGTCTGCCAGCGATATGATTAGCATCGATCTTGTACGTGCCCTGATGCCCTGTGAGTGGTTCGATCTGTTAATGAAGCTCAGATCGCCCACTATTACAGTTCCTGGGAATGGTAAAACCAGGAATGAGGCCATCCAAGTAGAGCTACATATGATTAGCACAATGGGGAACGGTTTTACTTTTCCCCTTATGACGTTGCTAATCGTAGCTCTGATCTACGGATTCCGATGTATACGTGGCGGTCCCAACTTGAGAATCAGTTGGTCCGACACTTGCGTGTTTGGGGATGATATCATTATCCCTACGCACGAATACAAAGGATTCGTCGATGTCTTGACAAAGGCGGGACTTGTCGTTAATTTAGATAAGTCTTTTAGTGAAGGTGCCTTTCGCGAGTCCTGCGGTGGTGACTACATGAACGGGGTTGATGTAACTCCAATTTACGTGAAGTCACTCGCTGTGGAACCCGACATCTATGTAGTAATCAACCAGGTAGCGTCGTGGAGTGCAAGGGAGAGGTTCCCCATGCACAAAACTTTAGCGCTACTTAGGTCATACATAGATGGCAAGCCCCACCTCGTACCCGAGTGGATGGGCCCCAACCAAGGGGTCCTTACTGCTGGGTGTTTGCGCCGATTTACCTACCTTACGCTGAAACATCCGAAGCACCTTCTTCCAAAAGAAGCTGGTGAATTCTCGATGTCACTCGCGTGTGGTGGGTACGTCGATGCATTTGGCGACGAACTGGTCTTCTTACCACGAAGCAATAAACCGCCTACGGTAAGAGTTCGTCGGTCTAGATTGCAGCAATGCTTTCTAGACGGCTGGGATCCTAGTTATAGATCCCAGCAGGATGCCTACTGGATCGCGGGTTATTTAGCGATCCATTTCGGCATCTGAAACAAGGGGGATGATACTTGTTTAGGGATTAACTACCCCTAAACTGGAGCTTAG